ACCGCTCACCTTGAATGTCACCTCCTGGCCGACGACGGCGAACTGCTTATTGCCGGCATCGTCCTTGGTGATGGATTCCTTTACGGTAGGAGTGACGGTAAGGTCCTCCTGGGTACGCCCGAGGCAGGTCTTGGTGCCGAGCTTGAGGGCGATATTGTATCCAAGTACTCTTGTCTGTGACATAGTTATTCGGTATTAGATGATTGTTCAACAGGTTCACTCCAGTCGGCGTACTGCTTCAGGGTGTAATTCATTTCGATGATCCAGATGCCCTCCTGACAATCCTTTGAGAAGTCACCGGGGACGAAGTTGGAATATCCGTCCCGGAAGGCGGTCTCAACGGCCGACTGGATGGCGGCGGCGGTAGAATCAGCCTCGCTCTTGACGTTACTCACCACGCGGATGGTGGTCTCCCCAAAGAAGGCATAGATGCCGTCCTTATCCCTCTGCGCGACGGAGGTGATATCGTAAACGGCGTAAGGATAGACCTTCGTCTCGTCTTCCGATAGGACCATCGGGCAGATTTCCCGGCAGATGTAAACCAGTTTGGCGCGTAGTGAATCGGTCATTTTGCAAGGATCTTATCTTCGTTCTCTTTCAATTTCTTCTTGAATGCCTCGAGGTAAACGCTCTGCCAACCTACAATGGTCCCTTCGTACCAGAGTTCAGGACTTTGGCCTACGTTATTTCGACGATGCCGGTTGTGGCCCTTAATTGGTGTTCGGAACTGATGGCCGGCATAACGCTTTGTCAATGTTCCGTAATTCTTCCAGTATCCTTTGAACCAGCGGGGAATCTCCTTCAGTTGCTTCTTGCGGTCCTTGTTAAAGAATCCCATAAAGATGTAACTGTCCTTGGTGACTTGACCCACTCCAATCTTATATCCCACAAGGCGTTTATAATCTGAAGGCGCCCGGCCACGAATCATCTTCGTTACCTGCTTGCCACCTTCCTTCATGCACTCCTTGGTGATATTTACGAAGTTTTCCGGAGCCTTTTCAAAGCGCTTGTAAAGCTCGTCAAGGTTCGTGAACTCGATATAGACTCCTTTATCGGCCATGTTCAGTCCACTGCGTGAAGGGTAAGGGTGCAGAAGGGGGAAAGGCGGTCGCCAAGGTCGATGCCGGTGATCTCGTACTTCTGGCCTGCTACAACCACCTGCCAGGTGGAGTTCAACTCCGGAATCTTGTAGATGGTCAGGTTGATATAATCACTGCCCTCAAGGTTGCCGATGCTCACCTGCTCGCTGATATTCCTGTCCACATTGGCATACACATCCCGGAACTTGGTGAAGGAGTAGGCTTTGCCACCCTCCGCATCGGAGGTGATGGTGCAGCGGTTGACTGTCACAAGCGTATCAAGGGAGCCGGTGTTGAAAGTAGCCATCAGTGTTTTCCCCAGCATCTGAAAGGCCGAAGGAGGTTGGCCGCAGCGGTGCGGTCAATCTGCTCCGGCGTGTCCGTAGGATTGTTGAAGTAGCGGCCACCCAGCAGGAACACGGCGTACTTTACGTCGTCCGGGATAACCTCGAAGCCGGCCTTGTAAACGACCTCAACGCGGTCTCCTTCCACGGATTTATTAAAGTTCAGCTTGTCCTCCTGCAGATGGTAGTCAGCAGCCGGAACGTCCACACCATCCACCTTCACTGAGGTGACCTCAACGATGGGCCACCTCAGCTGGACGGAATGATGGAATGGCATCTGGAGTTTGAACTCAGAGAGGGCAATCACCGTGGAAATCTCATGCTCCGCGCGGTTCACGCCCGCCTTCAGCGCGCTGGTGAGCACGCCGTCAAGGTCGGTGGATGTAATCCTCAGATGGGCACGGAACTCCCCAAGCAGGGGCTCGATTCCTTGGTAATTGCGCGTCTCCATAGTTCAGGCGTTTAGGCAGTGGTGATGTCCTTGATAGCGGCGAAGCAAGCCGGACGACGTACACAAACGTCGTGGTATGCGATGGCGCAGAGTTCTACGACACCCTTGCCCTTCTGGCTGAGGGGATCCACGATCATGTCGAGACCGCCCCACTGAGGAACAAGCACCTCTTCCCAGTTACCGAAGATAGCTGCAGAGCATACGCCGCTTGCGCTACCCTTGGTGAGGTTTGACGGGATTGCGTTGGTCACATGGACGTCGAAGCCGTTTGCGCGGCCGTCTTCCATGATGTAACGCGGGAAGCCGTTCACCTGCGGAGTTGACTTGGCGGCACCTGCCACCTTACTGTTGGTCACATAAGACAAACGACCGAAGAGACCGTTGGCATTGCCGACTGCAGTCTCGAGTTTCACGAGGTTGGCGAAGCTGATAGCAGCACCGTTGGTACCACCGGCTACAGAGCCGATACCCTCAGTGTTCAGGACGCCGGTAGGCTGGCCGCTGGAACCGCTGCCGGTGAAGATAGCGGCATCGAGGGCCTGGGCGTGGGCACGGATGAGCTCGTCCCAGAGGATGCGCTCCACGGGGAGGGCGCTCTGCTTGAGCAGGTCGTAGGTGTAGCCACCCAGGATCTGCAGGCGGTGAGGAGTCATGTCGATGGTGCTGAAGCTCTCTTTCACCTTGCTTGCGGCAGCCTCTTCGGCGAGCCATGAAGCGGTCACGCCACCACCCTTGACGATGCGGGCGTTGCCCTGCATACCGGGGATGTAGCGCACACCAAGGCGGGCGCCGAGCATGGCGTCACGCAGTGCCTCGATGTAAGACCATTCTGTGATGGCGGCAAACTCGGCACCCTCGGTGGCGGTGGTGATGTTGTTGTTGTCAAAGGTTCTCAGACCAAGGAGGATGGTAGGAATACCGACGCCGGCGAGGGTCTGTCCTGCGGCGCGCATTTCCTTATCTGCCTCCTCGTTCATTTCGGCCTCGAAACCGGTCATACGGCCGGCCGCTGCCTCGCGGATGAACTTGGCAAGGGAGAAGCGCTTGAGCTCTTTCTGCTCAGGGGTCTCGAATGCCTTGGTTGCGACCTGCTTGGCGGCACGTTCATTCAGCTCAGCAAGTTCAAGCTCCTTCATGAGGGACTTGACATTTGCCTCGGCAGCGTCAACGGCAGCCTGGTCCTTCAGATCAACGCTGGCCAGTCCTTTCTGGGCGGCGTCCAAATCTGCACGAATTTCTGCAATTTTACGCATAGTTTTTTGTATTTTGGGTTTAACATAATGCAGCTGTTGCCGCTGCCTTTAATAGTTTCAGTTTGTTGGCGTTTTCCACGCTGCGGTCCTCCACCTGGGGCTCCGGTGCAGGCTCCGGCTTCTCGGCCTCCATAAGGGCCTTGAGCTCGTTCTGCTCGTACTCCATGGCGCGGCGCACGGCGTTAGGGTTGGAGGGGATGTTCACCACGGAAATCTCCAGCAGCTCCTGCCCGGCGTAGTAGTAGGTAGGATTGCTGCCGTCGATGGCCTCCTCACCCTTGCCCCAGCTGCCCTTGCCGATGGGCAGGAAGCCCACGGATACGGCGTTCAGGGAGCCGAAGAGGAGTTTCTTGTAGATCTTCTCGGCCTTCTCGTTGATGTCCTTGGTCTCAAAGGTGATGTCGGCCAGCAGCTGCCCATCCTCAACGTACACACGGGCCTTGCCGATGATATTGTCCGGGTCGGAGCCGTCCCAGCCGCCATACACTTCGTGCTGGTAGCCGATGATGGGATTTTTCTCGTAGCGCTTGAGGCTCCAGTTCTCCTGGTTCAGTACGGTGCCGGCAGCATCGCGGGCCCCGTCCGACGCCACGAAGGTGAGCGTGCGGGTGTCCTCGTTCCGCTTCCGGATCTCCGACGAATAGGTTCTGTAATGGATTTCGCTCATATTATTCTTCATTTGTTTCGTTGGTCGGTCCACCCTTCCCCACCACCTCACTGTTCAGCGGGCGCAGGTAGTAGTCCAGACCCTCGGCCCGGGACATTCCTTCAAGGGTACGGACCTGATTCGGGGTCATATAGCCGTCAAGGATGGCGTTATGATAGTAAGCCGAGCGGGCCTGCGTGTCGCCACGAAGCAGGCCGTCCAGCAGGAATTTCACGTTGTAGATGCCCACCTCGCGGGAGAAGAAGAGCTTTGCCTCCAGTTCCACCTCCAGGCGCTTCACCAGCGGCCGCAGGGTGTATTTCACAAACTGGATGGTCTGATGCTCGATATTGCTGTAGGTGGCGTGGGAAAGCTCCCCGATCATATGCGGGGGCAGGTTCAGGATGCGGGCCACGTCCTGGATAGAGAGGGTTTCGCTCTGGATGAGCTGCGCGGCCACGGGATTCACGGAAAGCTGCTTGTACTTGATGCCATACTCCAGCAGCGGCGTGTCGAAGTTCTTGGAGGCCGAGCCGAAGTGGTCCATGAAGTTCTTGTAGTCATCGTCCCCCAGGTGGCCTTCCGTCTCCATCACCGCACGGATATTGCCGCCCTTGGAATAGAACTCCGCGCCGAACTTCTCCGTAGCCAGGGCCTTGCCCAGGGCGATGGCGTTTTGCAGCACGGGGTTCTGCCCCTTGATGCCGTCAGTGGTGACCAGCATGAAGTGCAGGATGTCGTCGTCTGAGTAGGTGTCATTCAGCCAGTTCAGATCCGGGTCGGCAAAGGTAACGCGATACCATTTGCGGCCCTCAACCAGCCGGATATTCATGCAAAGGGGGTGTACCTGGTGCAGGTGGATGCCGTCCTTGTCGCGCCGGATGATGGCGTAAGCGTTGCCCCAGCCGATGAGCCACGTGACAATGCAGCTCCAGAAGTCAAAGACGTTGGTGTAGGCATTGGGGCGGACGTTGATGGCCGAGAAGGCCGCGTGCTCGTGGGCCTCAACGGGGCCCTTCTGTGCGTCCGAGCGATAGACCTCCTTGGGAAGGGAGGCGATGTTCTCTGAGATGATGCGGATACCGTCAAAGAAGGCGGTCAGATTCATGGCGCTCTGGTTGGTCACCGGCACGCCATAGTCGATGTCCGGCCGCGAGGCGAAGTATTCGGCCTGCGTGCCTACAAAGACTCCGCGCTTCTTTGCGGACTTGAATATGTTGGAGAAAATGCCCATGCGCCCTGTGGATTCTGCGCGAAATTACGCAGAGACTGCGGGGCAGCTGTGGACATTTGTCCATTTGTATGTCCATTTCTAACGCTTGCGGTCACGCTGCTTCCTGAAGGCGTCATACGAAGGGAAACGGTACACGCCGAAGGCATTGTGATACGCGGTGTTCAGCCGCTCAAACACCTCCCGCTGCGTGTCTCCCGTCTCCCGGTACTCCTTCCAGAACTCAGCCGTGAAACCTTCCAACGGCACAAGATTCTTCATTTCGTCGGTCATTTCAGTTTGATTGTTCTTAATCCGTGTGTTTGGTATATAGTGCCGCTGGGCTTGCTCTCCTCCGTGAGCCATGTGCCCAGAGCGTCAATGCTGGCGACAACGCCGTCAATCTTCTTTTTGCTCTGCCCTTTGCTGGGCCGATAGTTCAGGTTGCCCGGATCGTAGTAGAGAACCACGTTGCCGAACATCCACCGGATGATGGGATTCCCCAGCAGGTTCAGATACCCTTCCGTCATCCACTCATCCAGCTTCTTGGTGGGAGGGTACATATACTTCATGCTCTGCTCGTAGGTCACCACGTCATCCTCATTGTACCGCAGCCCCAGCTTGGCCTTCAGCTCCCAAGCGTTCCAAGGGTCAAGGGCAATCTTCTTCACCTTGTAGGGGGCCAGCACCTTCAGCAGGAATTCCAGGAACCAGTCCTGGGAGAGCACCTGCCCGGGGCACACCGTGAGCCAGCCTTGCTCGTGCCAGCGCCGGTAGTCCACAATATCCTGCCGGCCCAGGTCATCCTCCAGCTTGGCCTGCGGCACCACGAAGAAATACTTGAACACATAGAACTTGGGGAAGAACAGGGCCGTGGCCGTGATGTCCTTCGTGGCGGCAAGGTCAAGGCCCACAAAGCATTCCTCGCCTACCAGCAGGCTCTCATCGAAGGGCTTGTTATTCGCGGCAACCACCTCGTCCTTGAGCCACGCCTTGGGAGCGTCCACCCACTTGTTCAAGTTCTTGGTGAGGAATGCCGCCCGGATGGTGCCCCCGCGGTCGATGGCCTCCTTGCATTCCGCCGCCATGTATTCCTTGCTCAGGGAGACACCATAGTTGGGATTGCATTTCTGCCACGTGCTCTCCTGAGTCCAGTCGTCACCCTCATCGGGTTCATAGAGCATGAAGAAATGGTTATCCGGGCAGTCACGCACCCCAAGCATCATTTCCCTGTAAACCTGCAGATCCTCGTAGTAGGGATACGTCATGTCCGTCCCCGCGGTGGAGATGGAGAAGATGAGGGGCTGGCTGCGGGCGCCCACGCCGGTCTTCAGCACCTCGTAGATCTCGTTGGTCTTCCAGGCGTGCCGCTCGTCGCAGATGCCGCAGTGGATATTGAGACCGTCCTTGTTCTTGGTGTC